TTCATCGAGCCAGCATCTATCAAGGTTAACCAGGAGAATTGTTATGACACTTTCTGGAACACATTCTTGGTAGACCAGACTGAGATTTCACTTCGTGGTGGTATCCCTCAGACTTTCGGTGATTGGTATTTTGGCAAGCTTCGTCAGAAGATGGCAAAGGAATATCAGGAGATTTTCTGGCAGGGTGACACAGCACACACTGCATCTACAAAGGTTTACTTGAAGACCGTTGACGGTGTTGAGAAGAAGCTTTCTGCACTTCCAAGTGGAAATACTCTTGACCTTTCTGCATTCACTGTAGCTAACATCATCGAGCAGGTTGAAGCAGCTATTGAAAAGGCTCTTGCAGTAGCAGATTCACAGGAGGTTTCAGCTGAGGATTACAAGATTTTCATGAACCATGCAGATGTTCGTACTCTTGAGGTTGCTCTTGGTAAGCTTTGCTGCGGTAACTTGACCAATCAGATTTTCGGCAACTATGCTAGAGAAAATGGCAGAATCTACATCATGGGATTTGAAATTATTCCAACAATGCAGAGCAAGAATACCATCATCGTTGGACCAGCTAAGAACCTTGTTCTTGGATATGACACATTCGATTCTCACATTGAGTACAAACTCATCGACATGAGAGAGACCACTGGCGATAACATGTTCAGAGTACTTGCTATCTCTAACATCGCAGTTGGTATCATACTGCCAGAGTTGTTCGTTTACGCAAAGGTGTAATTGATGGCTCATTTGTCTTACATAATTAATATAAATCTGGGGAGCTGGACAATACGGTTCAGCACCCCTTTTAAAAGGGAAAAATAATAAACAAAATTACTATAATATTATGGCTATATCTTGTTCACTTAATAAGGATTTGCTTCGTACAAACACTTGTGGTTACAGTTTGCCTACCATCGTTGACATCTATGTTGCAAACTTCAGTGATGTGACTTCAGCACCTGTTGTGTACGATTGCGAAAGCGGTGTGACAGTAACTGGTATCACACTTGCAAATTCTGCAAAGTTCTATCACATCGAACCTGCAAAGGATTCAACAAGTTTTACCGATGAACTCGTTGTTGAAGATAACGGAAACCGTTACAGAACCCACACGATTTCATTCAACTTGAATGGTAAATACGACAAAAACATGGTGTGCCCATTGGACGCTCTTTCACTTGGTAGATTCTTTGTTGTAGTTGCTACCGCAGATGGCGAGTATTTGGCTCTTGGTAGAGCTGTAGGTCTTGAGGCTAACGCTGCATCACTTGCAGGTGGTGGAGACCAGAATGGTATTACTATTACACTCACTGGTAATGTAACAGAATCAGCTGTACCTCTTTCAGAGGCTGCTGTAAACGTTGTCAAAGGTGCGTAAAAAAATAAACAAAAAAATTAAGGAGATGACAGTTAATCATCTCCTTTTTTTATTTTGTATCTTTTACCAAGATTCCAAGGTATTCTACCTTTCTTGTATTCAGTTGAAGGTGAATTATGCTGTCCAACTCTAGCCCTGGAAACATTCTCCCTCATAATGCTGTCGTTCTGCTACAGCCTGGTAGCCCATTCCAGGTTTTCAATCCTGTTATCATTCCTGGTGTGGTTTTTATGGTTCACAGTTGGTTTACCATCTGGATTTGGTATAAACTCATCAGCAAGAAGTCTGTGCAAATACCTATAGTGGTGTTTACCATCTTTTGTGAAACAAATCTGAACGTATCCATTGGGCATTGGTCTTGATTTTAACCATTGCTGTGTTTTTACACTCCATACACTTTTGTCGTTATCTCCAGAATCATTGATAACGTAATCGTCAAATCCGTTAATAGTTTTCTCCATTGTGTTGTATTTTTGGCAAATATATAGAAAATATTTATAAAAACAAAATCTGAAGAGGTTAATCTTCAGACTTTTTTTTCTTTGGTTTATCTTCTTTGATGTCCCATTGTTCTTCATCTTTTCCAAGCTTGTAGTAGGTCTTGAACTTACCTGCTTCATCATGTTCTTCAACGAGCCATACATAACCGTCTCTTTTTTCGATGTAATGCATAATTGTATGTTTTTAATATGTTTATTGTAAATTATATTATAAACATATATGAGTGTTTCAAATTACACACCAGACCAATGCAGATACTTGTTAAGTAAGCTTGAAAACATAGTTTATCTGGTATCTGAGGATGCACTGAAAGATATAAAAATAGATAATGGCAGTGCATATGTAACATCTGTCAATGAGTCTCCATTATCGATAAAGTGCTATAATCTTAAGCTTACTGAGGATGAAACACTGGATGAACGCTACAAGTTTGCCCATATTGTTACATTCTCAGTTAATGGGTATATGAACAAGGATAATTTCAATGATAGGTACTATGTTATCTTAAAGGATAAAGAAGGTACTTATTGGCTTGTTAACCCATTATTTCCATCAAAAGTGACATATACATATACACTTGGTGATATGCAGAACCATACAGATTTCACTTTGGCTACTGTATCCAATCACCCAGTGCTAAGACTTAATGAATTCACTGTATCAGACAGCAATGAGTGTGAAAGCTATTGGCTTGATGGTATTGAGGAATTAAGGCTTAATGAAAAGAAATACAGTGCTCATATTGATAACCACATCAAATATACAAATCCTGGTGGGTTTAGTGATATCCATTTCAATGAAAAGTCATGTACGATTACTGAGACATTTGATGGCGAAAAGGTATCACATCAGATTGATTTCAATATTCTTTTAAGCCAGTACAAGAATGATTGGCACTACAGCCTTTTAGAGTTCACAGATAACATCTATGCTGCTGTATTCAAAACGTTAAACGGCAAATATGGTCTTTGTGGCTTTTCAATGGGTCTCCAACCATCGTTTACCATCAACGGTGAATCACAGACAACCAATAACTACATTAAGATATCACTTGTAGATGCCCATACAGACGGTCTTGCACTTGATTTCTTTGATGAGGTGGACTATGAGTACCTATCATCTACAACATGGGTTTATACGGCTGATTTTGGAGGTTATGAGTGTGTTGGTGAAGGCATTGCCAGATATCTTCTTAAGAAGGAAATAGATGCTTTAGATAACGAGACAGGAAATTACATGGTTCTTGAGGGATATGAGAGCATGTTCCCAGAGCTTAATATTGTAGGAACTTTCACAACATCAGCAACATTCAACAACATTGAATGTAAAAGTAGTGATTGTGCAATAAACACTTCATTTCCATCTTCAATAGAATTCAACAGAAAAGAATGTCAAACATATTATGTTGAAGCTGATAGTAATTGGACTATAACATCTTCTAAGAATCATATAACTGTAACACCTTCAAGTGGTAATGCTGGTGTTGGTTATGTTGTTAGTGTATGTAATACAATGTTGCCAACAGAAAGTGCAGAAACAAGTACTTTGACTATTGAATATTGTAGTTTGTCTTCAACAGTAAATATTACTGTGGTTGAAGACCAAAATGCTTGTTTTCCTCAAGGAGAAGAATATTATATAACTGCTGAAGAACAAACAATTACAATACCTACAAGATGCTGTGTTGAAGGTGTAAGGGAAACAACACAATTTAATACTGTTACCACTGTTTATTCAGCCAATATGACAGTATATGTTCCAGAGAATAATAGTGGCATTGAAAGAACTATATTGCTTCTTGTTTTATATTGTGATGGAACTAGTTCAAATGTCATCATACACCAAGGTAATGTACTTGAAGAATGGAGAAATACAGACATAAGATTTTGTATTGGTTTAAATGAATATAGACACCAGGTGATGTATAGTGGACACACAAGGCAGACTATGGTTGAGACGACAGAAGAAAGAGATGTAATGGTGAAAGAAGATTCTGAATATTGTAAAGGATTGTTATACAGATGGGTTGATACTGGTGAGTCTGGATGTACTGGTTGCGATTGTGATAATTATAAAGCGCAATTTTTTGGTGATTATAGAGCAGCTAGTAACAGTCCATTCTCTGCATTACTCAAACCAAATCCAACAAACCAGGAATATGAATGCACTGGTTCAACAAAAGTAGCCAATTCCAAGGTTTTAAACCGTTCAGACATATATAGGGATGATGAGGGGTATTCTGATTATTATACCACAACTGGAATTTGTCTTAATGATAGAATTGAACAAGTTGCAAACAATGCAACATATCAAGGAGATACTGGAGCATTAACAAGTATTTCACATGTTGATGTTAAGGAAATTATACTTCCTGCAAATCTAACATCAATTGCGTATCCAGGAATGGATTTCAATAGTCAAATTGAACAAGTTGTAGTTCCTCCTGGTGTAAATTCGTTACCAACATATTGTTTCAGTTTCTGTGATAATCTTGAAACGGTTATTGTTCAAACAACCAATCTTCAGTCAATTGGGTATCAATGTTTTAACTATTCTACAAAGTTTAAACAATTAATATTATATTCAACAACTGTCCCAACACTTGGTTCTGATGCATTTGCTCATACTTCAGCAGATTTAAAGATATTTGTTCCTGCTTCAGCATTGGCATCATACAAGATAGCACCAGGATGGAGTGACATAAGCAACATAATTTATTCAAAAGACTAACATATGGCAACATTAGCATATCATATTTTTAAAAAACAGGTTTCATATGATGGTGGCGAGACATGGCAAGATGTTGTACCACTTGAAACAGTAAAAATGCCAGTAACTGGTGTTACTTGTGAAGTACCTTGGACTTCAAGAATGGTTTATAAGCGTTACCAGGACAAATGTGTTGACCCATGTTATGCTGGCGAGGCAACTGGTTGCACACACGTTTATTCTGGATGTGATTTGACTTATGATGTAACGGAATATTATGTTAATTTGTCAAAAGGTAGTACATTATCAAGCGGAGATACTGGTGTTATAATAAATGATGGTGATATCGACAATGATTCCAGTACAATTGCTTTGGAAAATTGTACATTAGTTATTAATAGTGGATTAACCACAATTGATGATGATGCTTTTCCTTGGAATCATGTTATACCAACCAGCCTTGGTGGAAGAATTGACACAATAGATTTTACCAACGCTACAGACCTCACCAAAATAGGGAAAAAAGCATTTTGGTATAAGTTAAATAGAAATATGCGTTATGGCAAACCTCTTGTTCGTGAATTGACTTTCCCAAATAGTTTGGCCACAATTGATGACGAAGCATTTGAAGGAAGTACATTGGAACATATATATTTTGGTGCTAATTCAAGTATTAATACCATTGGTGACGAAGCATTCAAAACAATTCCAGGTATAACAGTACATTTCAGTGGTGCAACTCCACCAAGTAACGTTTCTGATTATGCGTTTGGAAACTATCCAAAATTTGTGATAATTGTTCCAGACCAGTATCTCTCAACATATAGAAACGTAATGAGTGGCATATCATCAAACATCATTTCAGACACACACCTTGGAAATACTGGAAAATGTCAATATGGCTCATTGGAAGACTCTGGAAGTACCATAACAACCATACCTTGTGATTCTACAAGTGCTTTAACTTCAGCTGATGGTACAATATGTAGTTGGATGAAAATTGGAGATTGTGTCGAGACGATTGGCAATGGGTTTATGTATAATACCTACCAGGATGTTTATGACATAAATGACAAACATTTATTATATTTGGATTTGGGTAGCAGTGTTAAATATATTGGTGATGAAGCATTTAAAAATCAACAAAGACTTGAGAAGATTACTTTTCCAAATTCGTTGAGAACCATAGGAGCAAGTGCTTTTACCAATTGTGAAATGCTAACTGATATTAATATACCTAGTGGTGTAACAAGTATTGGAGATTATGCATTTGCTAACATTTACAATTTAACTGGTTTAACTGTTGGTGGTGGTTCAATAGGAGTCGGTGCGTTTGCATGTAGAGTTGGAAATTATTGGGATGTTGCCAGAATAAAAAGTTTAAATTTGGAAGGTGTTACAAGCATTGGTGCTAGTGCATTCACATACACAGAATTAGAAATACAGGATATTATAATACCAGATAGCGTAACTTCGATTGGTGAATATGCTTTTGACTGCAATAGGCCAGGCTATTGTTGCCTTGTTACTGGAGTTACAGTAGGAAGTGGTGTAACTTCTATTAGTGGTGCTGCTTTTCCAGACTCTGTTGTTGAAGTAACAATAAATGCAGTTACACCTCCAACAATTTATGGTTATCCGTTTAGAACAACAGCACTTCAAAAAATATATGTTCCTTGTGATAGTTATAGTTCATATAAATCACAATGGAGTAATTATTCACAATACATATTTAGGAAACCAGAATGTCCACAAGAACCAATAAAAGTAGAAATGCTTTATTCAAATGGACAATATTATTATGTTGAATGCAATGACAGTACTATATTAACTGGTGCAGAAACCAAACCAAGCGGTTATGAATCATCTGCAATGACAAGTGCTGACATTGGTAATTGTGTAACTGAGCTTGAGTGGCATGGAAGCTATGGAGGAACTTTCCAAAACTGCTATAGTTTAACAAGTGTAACCATTCCAAACAGCGTTATAACTATAGGACAAGATGCTTTTGGGACTTGTACAGGTTTAACAAGTGTTAACATTCCAGATAGTGTTACTACTATCGGAATAGCTTCTTTTCGTTATTGTAGTGGTATGACAAGTGTCACCATAGGTAGCGGTGTTACACGTATATTTTATGATGCTTTCAGTAGATGTTATAGTCTTAATTCAATCACAATAACAGCAACAACGCCACCGAGTTTAGGTAGTAGTGCATTACAATATACCAATAATTGCCCAATATATGTGCCATCAGGAAGCGTAAATGTCTATAAATCTGCAAGTGTCTGGAGCAATTATGCTTCAAGAATCCAAGCGATACCATAATATGTTTAAAATAAAAGAAAATAACTATGGCATGTGATTGTAATAAAACATATAGTATTGGGCTTGGGTGTTGTACTCCAGTCTTAGCACCAGCCGATAATTACTATACAAAATACCAGACCGAAAAGAAGATTGAGGAGGCTGTCAGTGGATTAACTGGTAGCACTGGTTGCTGCATAACACCAGAAGAAGTGGATGAAAAGATATCTGCTGCAACTGATGGTATGGCTACAGAACAGTGGGTTGAAAACCAGGGATACCTCACAGAGCATCAACCTATTAAAACTATAAATGGTCAGTCATTAATAGGTACAGGTGATATTGAGATTGGAACAGGTGGTACAATAGACCTATCAAACTATTATACCACAGCACAGACAGTTAATCTTGTTGAGAGTGCTGTAACAAGGGTTGAGGGTGAAATACCTTCTTTATCTGGGTATGCTACAGAACAATGGGTATTAGACAAGCATTATATAACTGGTGTTAATCTGTCAGACTATGTTACTTATGATAGTCTACCAGACCTTGGAGAACTTGCTACAAAGGAATGGGTTATTAATAAGAATTACGCTACTAATTCAGAGTTAATACAGTATATAACAAACCTACAGCAACAGATTGATTCATTAAAGCAGCAGATTAGTGGTTGTTGCGGTGATACAGGAGAAACACTTACAAGGTGGATGGTGATGACTGGTGACAGCAATTACACTTGTTCTGGTACAACAAAAATGACAAAGGAAGAAGAGCAACAGTCAACTGATGGCGGTAATACATGGTCAAGTACAGGAAATTATAGAACTGGTAGCACTGTTCTTGAGGAAGACTGTGTTGCATGTGGATACGGAGATTGTCAATACTGTTGTGAGGCAAAGCTTAGTGGCGATAGTACAGTATATACACCAAAAACGTGGGTAGGTTATTATAATGGTGTGTTGAACAGGTCTACAACTAACCAGGGTTTCTTTGAAACAAACGATGAAACAATAACACATATGACTTTCAATGAATGTGTTAAGAAAGTGGAAAGTAATGCTTTTTATATTGCAGGATTTACAGCTGTTGAATATATCGACATTCCAGCTACAGTCACAGAGATTGGACACAGTGCGTTCAACATTGGAACTAGCTCACACTTTACAACAATGGTAGTTAGAGCAACAACACCACCAGCATTAAGTAGCTATGAGGATAATCTTGATGCTCATGGAACTGAAGGAGCTACATTTAAGAGTGGTGGAAGGAATCTAAAGATATATGTACCAGATGCTGTTGTTAATACCTACAAGACAACACCAAGGTGGAGCAACTATGCTGAGATTATTTACCCAATAAGTCAATTATCATAATATGTTTATTAAAATAGAATATCAATGATTGAAGGATTTGAAGATGTAGTAAAAGAGTGGACATCACCAAAGTTGAAACATGGGTGCTGCAACACAGTTACCATTCATCCAGACGAAGAGCTGGATAGATGGGCAATTCAGCAGACCATTACTATTTTGGCAAATGCTGATTACTACTACACCAAAGCTGAGGTTGACCACTTGCTACAGTTAGTATCAGCAAGTGGTGTTACCAGGGAACAGGTTGAGGAAATGATTGCTGTAGCCATCCAGGATAAAGCAAATCAGTCAGACCTGGAAGCATTATCAGCACAGGTTCAGACCAATACTGAGAGGATTCTTAATACCTACACCAAACCAGAGGTTAATGCTCTGTTGAGTTCTTATTATACGAAGATACAGACAAACAGCATGTTTGGAAACTATTCAAAGGTACAAGATACTACACTAATACTTAATGCAGAAAATATAACGTTATAATATGGCACAATTAGATAAAATCAGACTTAGTGGTACTACCTATGATATCATAGATGCAACAGCCGTTCACAGTTTGGATGGATACTATACCACTGGAGAAACAAATGCAGCTATTACAGCAGCTACAAATGCATTGGCAGAGAGCATTGCAGAACAAGGCTATCAGACCTCTGGAGACGTGCAGAATGCAATATCAGGAAAGGTTGATACAGATACCTATACAGCATATACAGCAAGCACTGATACAGCTCTTGGAAATAAGGCTGATACCACAGCAGTTACTGAGGCTATTTCAGAGGCTGTCAGTGGAAAACTTGATACATCTGTATTTCAGACCTATAGTGGCAATGTTGATACAGCATTGGCTTCAAAGATTGCAGGAGCAGCTTGGGATTCTCAAACATCTCACTTGAACTTCTTTGACAATGTATCAGCTACAGGTACTCCATTGACATATGTTGATGGTGCTGATTGGGTAAAAGACTCATTCTTGGTAAGCGTAACCATTGAGGATAAGGAAATAAGTGGTGAGACAGTACCTTGTCTTGTATTCATATTCCAGACAGAGACAGGACAGACTGAAACCGATATTCCATTGTCAGATATTTTCGACCCAGACAATTATGTCAATGTGAGCACATTCACGGCTTATACCGCTTCAACAGCAACGGAGATTGGCAACAAGGCAGATACAACTGCTATGACCCAGGCAATATCTGAAGCTACAAGTGGTAAGGCAGATACAACAGCTGTTACTCAGAGCATTTCAGAGGCAACGTCTGGAAAGGTTGACACAACCACTTATACAGCATATACGGCTTCAACTGATACAGCACTTTCTGGCAAGCAGGAGACATTGGTCAACCAGACAAACATTAAGAGCATCAATGGTAATTCATTGCTTGGTAGTGGAGACCTAACAATTGACACTGGAAATAAGGTTGAGGTTAGCGGAACAACACTTGTGTTTCTTTAACCAATAAACAGTTCAAATAACAATAAGGGGTTGGGAGTTAATCCCAGCCCTTTTTTCATATGTTTAATTAAAATATATTTCGAAATATGAGTAACATAATTGATAAAATCCAGCTTTCTGGTATAACATATGATATCGGAGGCGGTTCAATAACAATTGACCCAACATTGGATAGTGGTTCAACCAATCCAGTTGCAAACAGTGCCATCACAACTGCACTTGATGAAAAGGTTAATGTTGCTAACAACATAGTATCAGCAGCAACTATTAACTATACATATGACGCTGGTGATACAAGCTATAAGTATCCATATAACAAAGGACTCATAATTAATGAGTTCTATGTAAAGCCTGTAAATCAGTATACATATACAAACATTGCTGCATGGAATTTTATTGATATTTCAAATGGAAGTTCTTACACAGGAATTAATGTGAAAGTTGATTGTGGCAACTATCAAATAACTGCTGTTACGTCAACAAGTGGTGATAACTTCACATATGCAATAGAAGATGGTGTTTTACATGTAACACTTTCAGAGGGATATTTTGTCCGAACAATTGGTCAAAATCAAGATTTCCAAATTTCATATGAGAAATACACCATTGAAAGTGGACAAACAGCAGATGTCATCAATGATGATTTAATCGATGTCATCCAGGATATATATGACCAAGTGCCAAAGGCTTATTTAACTGCTGTAACACCAATGTTGGATAGTACCAGATTGTCAATTCTAAACACAAAAAGTGATGGTACTAACAGTGGTAAATTTATAAGTTTTGGTTCTTCAATCAAGGGTGATAATAACAAACTGGATGCCTACCTACCAAGTAGATATATAACCAATGTCACTTTGAACACTGGTAATAGCAACTATTGTCAAGTGCCATCATCAACAGTTAATGACTACAATACTGGATTCGGCTATATGAATTTGGCTGTGAATACTGGGTATACTGGCAGTTCAACATCGTTTACATTCACAGTTAAAACCTTGTTTAACAACAATACTGTTCTAACTGATACATTCACTTATGATGTGGTAAACAAGACCATTGGTGGGAATCAATTATATATTAGTGTTTTCTGTTATGACAATACTATTCACATTAGTCCAGTACAATACAACTTCTCCAGAATACAGTCAGTATCAGAACCTAATTGCAAAATAGGTGGCGTTGATTCTACTTTTAAAAACCAATATATCATCACTGGAGTTACAGCTGCTTCATATGTAAAACAAGCAAATACTGTAATCAATGAAATATATACTGAGTTAGGTGTAAAAGCATCAACCACTTATGTAGACCAATCGACAAGTGGAAAAGCAGAAACCACTGCTGTTACTGAGGCAATTAGTGAAGCAACTTCTGGTAAGGTTGATACAACAGCGATAGTTACAGCTATTACAAGCAGTTCAACAGATGGTCAAGTACCATCTGCAAAATGTGTGTATGACCAAGTGGGAGGTTTAAAACTAGTCAAGCTAACCCAGAGCGCATATGACGCATTAGACCCAAATTACGATTCAAATACATTATATGTGATAAACGGATAAGACAATATGAGTGATACAATTAATATTGGAGGAATAACAGTTAGCAAGTTCTACCTAGGTGGGTCTTCAGATGTGAAGATTTACTTAGGTACAACCAAACTGTACCCTCATCTTCAAGAGCCATGCTTTGCTGTTGTTGATGACATATCAGAATATACAGACAGAGAGTTTGTTGATGTATTCAATGAGGCAGATGGTTTATGGTACAAACTTAATAACCTTAACCAGTATGAGGAATATGGTGTCTATGGCAGTGGTAGAACAATTACAACATATGAGGGAAAGTTGACCATTGATGGTGATTATGAATATATCTACAGTGGTGCATCTTGGGTTAACGTTGGTGAGGTAAGTGGAGGCACTGCAACACTACCAGATGTATCATTCTCATTGAATTACAATGCAAAAAAGTATGATTCAACAAATAATCAAATACCTCAAACAAGTGGACAGTTGCAGAATGTTGATGCAGTTCGAACCTATGGAAGTGGAGTGGTAGACCATTCAGCAGACGGTTATATATCTGTAACTGGTAATACTCGTTTTGTATGCAGTGGAAATAGCGGAACATATTTGAACAGAACAAACACCCAAACTGGATGTACAATGACAATTGTATCAAAAGCCAAAACAAATAGTGGTTATTCTATTTTAACAAACAGACAAGGTAATGGAACAACACATTTGAACTGGATGTACCGTCAATATGCAGATGGATATATGAAACTTCATGGACAAACTGATACACAACAGATAGCATGTTCAACAACAGAACCAAATATATTATCAGTTAGAACATTGTACAATGGTGGCGTTAAATCATATATGAACAACTGGAGTTTAGGAACAAGTACATCACAAGCCACATTTGCTTATCTTAATACAGGAACAAGAGGTGGTGCTTTATTCTGCGATTATTCAGATGTAAACAATGAGTTTTGGCAAGGTGATTTCTATTGGGTATATATGTCACAAAATGTACTTACAGATGAACAAGTTCAGCAAGTTATTGATTACAATGAAGGAGGTGGTGGAGAACCAACATATCCATTGTATTATGACGAAATGCAAGACCCACCAAATAACGTATCATTCTCTTCAATGACAGAAGCAGAGGAATATGAATGCCCTTGGGTCGGAATGAATGCAACAATCGATGGTGCTAGATATATATTCAGTGGTGACTCACAGAGTGGCTATGAATGGGTTGAAAATCCATCAAGATTACCAAGTGGTTATACTGAGGTTGAATATATTACATCGGAATATTTGAATGTTGACCTTAATGATGGAGCATACATATTGACAAACTATTATCCAACTGAAAGTACAAGACTTGTTATTGATTTTCAAGCAAAGAGCACTACAGCAGAGCACAGAAGATTGTTCGGAGCTGGTCATTGCTGTCAAAACAATATAGCTTATGTTTTCAATATGGAACAAAAATATACTGCTAGCAACAGAGAATATACTTACAGATGTGGTAGTGGTAGTACATGGGTTCATACAAACATACCATTTGACTTGGAAAGGCATACTGTTGATTTTAACAACAATGGTATAATCTACCTAGATGACACACAGATTGGTCAAAGACAAACAACTCCTTTCACAACAAGTTATTCATTGTTTTTGTTCACTAATAACAATGATGGAAGCGCAGGTACTACACAATTCTTTGTAGGAAGAATATATTCTTGTAAGATGTATGAAAGTGATACATTGATTAGAGATTTTGTCCCTTGTACAAGAGATTCTGACAACAAAGTTGGATTGTATGATGTTGTAAATGATGTGTTCTATACATCAGCAACAAATAATCAGTATACAGCTGGTAATCCAGTTTAATATTTAAAAAGGGTAGATGAATAATCTATCCTTTTTTTTATGATATGTTTATTGTAAAATATAATAATTTATCATAAATCTATTATAAACTATGCCACGTACATTAGGAGCAAAGAATAAACCAAAGACACCACAGAACAGGAATGGTGTCTACATAACCAAGCTTGAGAAGCAGATTGAAGGTTCTGCAATCACAAGGAAATCAAGCCAGGGATGGGTTAACTGGGGAGCAAGGAATAACTACCCTAACCTATTACTAGACCTGTATAATCAGTCTCCTACACATCGTTCAGCAGTGAACTTTGCCATGATGTCAATCTTGGGAAATGGTGTTGATTATGATGCCATGAAACTAAATGGTGACGAAGTAGTTCCAAACTATGCACAGACCTGGGACGAAGTTATCAAATCTCTAGCTCTTGATTATATCCTTTATGGTTCATATGCAATCCAGGTGATCATGAACAAGGATGGAAAGACATTCTCATTCTGGCATATACCACTTGATAAGGTAAGATGGTCAGAATATGATGAAGATGGTCAAATATTATCATATTGGATTTGCAATGACTGGACAATGGTTGGTCAATACCCACCAATTGAGGTTGAAGCTCTTGATATGAAGTCTGAAATGAAGCTTGAGAAGGGAAAGCCATATCTATATGTTTACAGGGCTTATTCGCCAACAATGAACTATTACACACAGCCTCACTACGCTGCTGCTATAAAGGCAATACAGGCTGAAATAGAGTACTGTAATTATGACCTTAAGAACATTGTCAACGGCTTTACTCCAGCAGGTGTATTGACATTGCCAGAGGTTGAAACTGATGAAGAGAGACAGGCTGTAATCAATAATGTAACTAGAATGTTCCAGGGTAGTGAAAACGCTAACTCTGTAATGATTACATTCAGAAGCAACATTGAAGATAAGGGTGTTGAATACACACCATTCCAGTCAAATAAGGGTAGCTTTAACTACTATGCTGATGCAAACCAGAGAGTAATCAACAGGATTCTTGAAGCACACCAGATTCCTTCGGCTGCATTAATTGGTATGCCAGACCTCAATAATAGTGGGTTCAGTTCTGAGGCAGATAAGCTAGAAGTATCTTATCAGTTGTATAATAAGCTTACAGGAAACTACAATAGAATGGCAGTTATCAGGACACTTAATCAGATGCTTAAGATGAATGGTGTCGAGACTGAGATTGTGATGAAACCACTTTCTTTCAAGGATTTCGATAATGATGCTGATGTTAAGGAGAGAACAGAACCAACTGAAGTTGATGAAAAGGAAGTGAAAGATAATAACGTTGAAGAAAAAGTGGAGGAATAATATATGATACAGAATACATTAATCAATGAGAAGTGGCTTAAGGAGTTCAGCCCAATTCCACTTAACTACAACTTGAAGGAGCTTCATAACTACATAAAGCTTGCTGAGACCATATGGGTTGAGCCTCTAATCGGTTCAGAGTTCTATGATGAACTACTTGACCAGGTGGCTAATAATAACCTCACAGACGTGAATTCTACAGCCCTTGTTGAGGCAATATATCCATACCTTGGATTTGCTGTAGCATATGAGGCATTACCAATCATGTGGGCGCATATTTCAGAAGTCGGAATAACGAAAGGTAAATCAGATAACAGTGATTCTCTTGACCTAAAGGATATAACATATATGTCACAGCATTTAAGAGCACAGGTTGAAGCAAGGAAGGATTACTGCAAGAAATGGCTTTGCCAGAGGTTTGAATACTTCCAAGACTTAGATGTGTGCGGATGTGGCTGTGATTGCTGCAATAACACAGCATCACTTAAGAGTCCAAATCCAAACTATATGGTGTACAAGCCAATCAAGAAAAACACTAACCTTAGATAAAACACGTAAGACAAATGAGTTTAAATGTAGCATTAATAGCAATAGGCAGAAGGGAAAACCTATATGCAAGAGAGTTTGTGGAGCATTACAAAAACCTGGGATTTTCCAACGTCATCATTTTGGATAACAATTATGATGGAGAGGAACACTTTGAAGAAGTGCTCCAGTATTATATTGATGAAGGATTTGTAATCATTGAAGACTACAGAAACCAGGTTAAGCCTCAGATGAGGG